TTGTGCTGCCAACCTTTCCAATGCTCTATTTTCGGTTATCATTCCTCTAGGTTTATCTCCACTACCTAGTAAACCATATCCTCTTGGTTGTTCTTGCGCTGATTTGGATTCTGGTTGTTGTACATCAGTAAAACCTTTTGCCAGTTGACTATGAGTATCAACCATAGCATCAAAATCTGAACGACCTGTTTCGCGAGATTGTGGTGCTTGATCTAGTAGTGTTTCTTTTCGAGCTGCTACAGCAATCCTATTTACTTCTTTAGTAAGGGCTTCTAGGCCGGGTATATCCAGCTCGCCTCTATTTTCATGGAAAGCTTTTGCAACATCTTCCATGCTTTGTATTTGTTCTGGTGTAGCGTTGCCGGGCTCGCGTTTAAAGCTAGCAAAGAACTCAGCCAGTCTAGCTATTTCACCCTTTATGGTGCGGGTTTCTGCCAAGGTAGCCATTTTACCAAATGCTGGCATTGCTGGCATTGCTGGCATTGCTGGAGATTCAGCGAATTGAGCGATGCCTCCCTGGTCAAAATTTATGATACCTCCTTCAGCTTTAGCCGAATTAAAGGCTCCAAAGTTATTTGCTGCAGTAAGGCCACCACCTACTACATTAGCCGCTGTAGCAAGACCGCTGGACCCCTGTTTAAATTGTTGCTGTGTTGAGACTGTGGGAGAGGGTGCAGCTGATCTTATGCCTGAGAAAAATTGCTCGAAACCAAAAGGATTCTGCATTGATCCTGGCCCCCGCTGCTCTTGGAACTGTTGGCGTTCAAGATTAATTTCGGGCTGAATGAATGTCTCACGCTGCTGGGCTCCTACTCTGAGGATGTCGTCTATGTCAACACGACCCAAATTTTGTCTCTCTTGTAGGCGCTGATTTATTCCGGCAGCCGTAGTGCCTCGTGCGTCCCTATCGGCAATAGCCAATTTGGAAGCTTCCGTAAAGGCTCTGTTCCCTGCTTCAAGACCTATTTGGCGTTCCTGATCTTGTTGTCGCTGACGAAGTAGGTGATCCTCAATTGCACCACGCGCACGAAAGCCACCAGAATTAACCTCCCGCGCCCTTTGATCCTGTAGGTCTCGTTGGGTATTTTCATCTAGGCGTCGATAGGCTTCTTGAGCGATCTGGGCTTGGAAAGGATTTTGGCGCGCAAGTATGCCTTGGGCAGTAATAGGGTCCGCAGCAGTAGTCTGAAGAGCTATGGCCTGCTCAGTAAGAGGCTGATGCTCCATGAAACGATTACGCAAAGACTGTGCGCCGACAAGTTCATCGGGAGTAGGAGGAGCCGTAGCTATTCCTGTGAAGGGAAGGCTCGGAAGACCCTGTAAATCCTCTGCTCGCTGTAGTGATCTAGTGATAAAACCCTTAAAGGGTTCAGCTATATCTTGAGTTACCGTTTGTGACCCAGTTGGTTGACTACCGCCGCCGCTACTTTTGCCCATTGCTTACCTCAATAAATAATTACCGCCTATTTTTTCAAAACCTTGGCGTAAAAAAAACTTCTCTTTTCGTTCTACATCTGTGCCGTATGTTACACTCATATGTAGAGGTAATCCTAATTCACGCGCCTTCTTTTTAGCTAAGTCTAAGAGTCTTACTGCCAAAGAACTTTTCCTGGCTTTGGGATCAATATAGTAAGCTAAATCAACTAGAAAGCTTTCATCTGAAAACCATAGTTGATCATAACATAAAACCATACAGCCGACTATTCGTAGGTCTTTTTTAGCTATAAAATTAAGACCTTGCGAAGCACAAATACTTAGTTGATCTATGGCTTTTTCTGCATTGTGTTCTTTAGTTGGATAAGCAAATCCTTTTTTAGCCTCTCTTAATACTTTATATTGTGGGTATATGTCATTTAGAGTTGCTTCTGTTATGCTCTCTGCCATTCGTTCATCGCCCGGTCCAAAAGTTTACTTCCAAATTCACGTTCTTGTCCTGCTGGCGCTCCGGCTCCTTGACCCAAATTCTCGACGGCAGCCGCAGTAATGACGTATTCACCATCCGATAAGGCTGCTTGTTGTACATTGTGTCCTTGACCTATGTTGCTGCTACTAGCCCCAAGTTTGCTGGCTATGTCAGGATAGATTCCTGAACGAATAGTATCACTAGTTCCTGTTCCTGGGCCAACTATTTCTCCCCCAGTAAGAGAGCCTGAAGGTGTTTTCATCATGCCGAAACGAGTGGCAATACCTCCCTTGGCTGCCGTAGCTATGCCTCCCAAGCCGCTACTAGTTCCTCCAGGGACACTACCATAAATACTTTGTCGAGATTCTTCTAGGTCTCTGGCTATAGTTTGTTCCTGCTGTGACCTCGGATTTTCGCGGGGCAGGGGCATGGGTTCAAAGTCTTCTTTCTGTTCTGCTTCACCGGCTATGTCACTGAAGCTTTGTACACTTTCACCCAGCTGACCATAATCAAATGGTTTTCCTTTGGGGGTGGCATATGAAGATTGTGGTGCCCCATAACCTAAACCCTGTGATCCAGCAGTTGAAGCATATGAAGATTGAAGAGGAGGCGCTGCGCCATGCATAGTGCTTAAGGAACTTCCGAGACTACCTATACCAGCGGGAGTCGTGGCAGCAGCAGTAGAGCCCCAGCCAGTACCCATAGCAGCCAAGCCTGGGGCCGAAGTAGATGCTAGTCCAGCAGCAGAAGAAGCACCAGTAGCGACAGCAGGAGTTGCTAATCCTATGGTAGAACCACCTATAGCGCTACCACCACTAGCAGCTAAGACACCACCGGCAGAAGTAGCACCACTAGCAGCACCCGCACCTCCTAAGGCAGCACCTCCAGCAGCAGCCCCGCCCATAGCAGCGGCACCTATACCACCTGTAGCTCCACCAAAGACACCGCCCAGTAAGGCTCTATTCCAATCCCAGCCGTCATCACCAGACATTCCGCCAGCCATTGCACCTATGCCAGCGCCTATGAGTACTGCAGCTAAGGGAAAAGGCATCAGTAAGCCATGAGGGTACTAAGCCCACCCTGTGAAAAAGTGTATTTGCCTTCTACTCCCATATACTTATTCTCCTCATTGCCACCGGCTTTGGCCTCAATATTAAAGGGACTATCTTGACCACCATAACTATAAAAAAGTTCTGGATAATCTTCCATAAAATTCATATTCAAATCTCTGATACCAAAAGTATGATCTCCCTCTTTACCAGGAATAACAAAGGGCCGGGGATCAACATCTTCACCTGTAAGCAGACTTGCTATTCCACCGGCAACACCAAAAGAAGTTTTATTATTTTCATAGATGTCTATAAGTTTAGCCGTAGTTTCCAAATCCATTTTCTTTTCTAAAGACATAAACATGTTCTTTAGTTTTTTAGGGTCTATTTTGGCACCTATTTGTAAACTCCCTACCTTAAGGTCAATATCAGCCATCAGTGGAAATCCTGCCAGCCGGAACCATTGAAGCCTTGAAATTTACTTGTTGATGCATTGTATCTTATCTCACCCACTCTATCTGTTTCACTAACATCAGGGTCTGTAAAATTCTGATTAACTTGTATGCGTCCATTAACTCTTATGGTTCCTCCGTTATCCTGCCTAATAAAAGAAGAAAATATTTCGTCACGATTTCTTTCGAGAGCATTCACCAACTGTGAGGCCCACTTAATTATGTTGCTTTCAGAAGAAAGAGTTAAACGAGGAAAAATCATCGCTTGCCATCCGATTGAACATCAATTCTAATGTCTGATAGACGCCAACTAGTTCCTTCAATACTTGCATCAACCCTTATTTTAGCCTGTCTTCCCCTTACTCGCAAAGATATCTTTTCAGTAGAGGCTCTTACGGTGTAGGGGCCTTTAGCGACAGAGACTTCACTTTGTGGAAATCTCTTGGTGGTCAGCCTTATGCTTGTTTGTGCATTGGTACCATCAAAATCAAAGTCAGGAATGATGCGATCCATAAACATAATGAAATCGCCTTCAGGATTGTTGGGACCGGCGTGACCGAAAGGAATATCAAAGTAGGAGCTTTCTATGAAAGAATGCATAGCTCGTGTGTCTGCCGTATAGACTCCCTTGGGTTCATTCTCTATGAGGAATTGATCTCCCAAGGATACTGAAGTTCCTGTAACATGAATAGATTCAAATATGTTTCGGTCTGCCCAAGTGGAAAATATTCCATCGCCATATGTCCAATAGGGTGGTTCTGATGTAGTGCCATCGCCTCTACCAAAAAGTACATAGCGGTTGCATTCACTAGAGTCAGCAGTCGGATAGAGCCATACAATCTCCTGGAACTCCTGGTTTACTGCAGCATATACCTTATCCAACTCATCAAAGTTAATGTCCGAGAAAACATAATCACGAATGGAACAAGGAAGTATTTTTACTGAGCCATCAAACATATAGAAGTTGTCGATGCCCATCCAAAATACTAGATCATTATCTGCGGTGGCTGCGTGTGGGGCTATGAGACCACAATTGGAGCCTACCAAATCGATGTTAAAGGTGAAAGGAGGCCCGACAAATTGCATCGCATAGGCGGCTGTGTCTGAAAAAACCATGACAGCATCACGAGTCTTAACACCACCTATGAGTTGACTGCCATCACCAAGACGAATTTGATCTGCTGTCGTTGATACAGAAGGAGTCCACTCATTAAGATTGGCCTGATCCGAGAATCTCAAGATCATAGGATCAAAAGTTCCTGAGAGGTCAGTACAACCCAGGCTAATCACATGTCGATCTCGCGGACTAACCAACACAAAATTATTTTTTAGGGGCACACCAGTACTGACACCGGCTGTCGTTGTGGTAAGAATTTCAACAGCCCTTTTTGTGGGACCATTATTTTCCACCCACTGATAAATACGGCCTTCGCGAGGGGTGGCCAAAAGATTTTCACCAAAGACATCTAGGGACCATTGCCGAATATTTAGGGTAATACCAGATTCATCAGCGGGAGCATTCCACCCACCTAAGGTGACAACGCCGCCCACGGTGACCGAAGCTCTAGCCGTGTTATAGGTATTAGCTCCATAGCCAAACCCTGGTGTAGTAATGCTGGTTCCCGAAGCTATATTGTAATAGACGAAACTTGTTGCACCTGTGGCCACATTGCCACTAGCAGAATTTTGTGCGCTCACCTGAAATGTGTTTGCTGCGGCGCTCGTAATTCGGTAGGTGTTTCCTTGTAGGGTTACTCCAGCAAGAACCGAAGTTGAAACGAACGCCATATAGTCGCCCACGGTTCTGCCATGTCCTGCGTTAGAGACATGGACATAAAAGCTGCCAGTGCTGGTGGTTATGTTTCCTGCGGGAAGTGAGACCGAAGCTGATACGGGAGTAATATCGTATACGACACCACCATAATAGAGATGCAAAAGGCTTTCGGTGCCCCACGAGATATATCTTTTACCGTCGAGGCTGCGAAAGGTAATTATGTCGCGCCCTTTACCGGCATAAGTAGAAGTTAGTTTCTTTTGGTAGCCTCTAATATTTTGGGCTTTGCCTTTACGGAAGCGTATCTTATCGCCGTCAAACCAGTTGCCTTCCTCAGAATACTGAGTAGATTCCCTAGAGATCGTTGGGTTAAAACTTATCCGTTGTGTAATACTGTCGGTAGACATCAGCCATCCTTGCCTCTGGTGTCCACCCAACCAAGCGTGGCAAAACTTGCATCTGTGCCAGCACCAACTACAGAATACGAAATACGAGACTGAGTATCTGTTCTGATTCTACTTGCGTAAAAAGTGCCGCCAGTATAAGAACCAGAATTGATTTTACCTGAGAACGATTGTGCTGGATATGCTGTATCTGCACCACTCGGCACGCCAATACCTATACTAACGTCAGGAGAATGTACAAGTATTCCATCGGTATTACCTATATCATTTAAATCAATATTTAACATTGCCCAAGTAGTAACACTAAGGGGGGTAGCAATAGTAACCGCGAACGTAGTATCAACAGTAATATTATTTTTACTAATTACTAAAGCACTACTATTAGTATTCCACAGGAACTCATCCCCAATCTGTGAAAACGGAATAATATTAGAACTAGAGTCGGTAAATACAGAACCAATTCTGCGGTAAGCAGAGGCATCATTATTTGCAATTAGGTTGGCTGCCACTGAGGAAGTATCAAAGCCAGCATCTGTACCAGCGGTAACCGCTATGGCATGTAAGTGATACCAAGTGTTTGCCGAAAGAGTTACACCACTCGCCAAGCCGCCAGCAGCCGAACCATTTGCCCATGTTGCATCAATTTGTTTAACTATGGCTGAAGTTAGTTCAAGATCACTAGCATTGGTAGAATTCTTTGTTATTCCCACTTTGATACTTATATCATGATCTGAATCTGAATCGTTAGATAGAATCATTCCAGTCAAATAATTATCGGGTACTGCAGATAAACCTGTTAAACTAGAACCATCCCCTGCTATAGTTGATACAGAAACGGCACCACTAAAGGTTGCTGTAGTTCCTCGTAAAGCGCCTAAGCTGGTTACTCCTGATATTTCTAGAGCAGCAGCAGAAACTTTGGTAGTGAATGACCCCGTAGCGCCCTTGATGTTGGTGGCACTAAGACTTACCGAAACCCCTACCGTATTGGCATTAATGTCTGTAGCAACTACAGAAGTAAAAGAACCCAGACTTGCACCCACCTGACTCATGCCAGTAATACTGGTAAAGAGGTTTTTGACTGTGGTGCCATCAGTATAAATCAGGGTAGACTGACCTGCAGGAATCGTGCCTTGAGTACCGCCAGCAGGTTTCAACATAAGGGCATGTCCACCTGAGGTAAGATTACCCAGAATGTAAACTTTTTCTACTGCAGGAACTGTAATGCTGACAGCAGTTGAGACAGAGCCGTGAAAATAAAGGACGGCACTACGAGCTTGATCAAGGGCACCATCTGCAGTAGATACTGTGAAAGCAGTTCCGACGCCCGAAAGATCAATGGAGGTGATTGCGCCTACAGCAGAATCAACCAGATCGATTACAGCATCATTGAGCTTTGTACCCCAAGTAGAAGCGTTTTCACCGGAGCCCTGTTTTTCCAGTCGTAGTCTGGTAGTGTAAGTAGAACTCATTAGCTTATCGCATTACTAGGAATATTATCCCTTGATCGACTGGCCTGTAGCATCATGTTATTGACAATACCACCGAGATCATAACGATTGATGAGACCTCCTTGAGCAGCTTGTACCGGCTCTGCTTGTGGTTGCTGTGCCCGTATTTCTTGTGCCTGTTGGTTCACACGCGCCTGCAAATTTTGTTGAGGTGCTAGTTGTTGAGCTGGAACAGCGCCAAGAGCTTGATTCACAATTTGGCCTGTTGGACTTTGGTTGCCCTGGTATCCGGCCCAACCCTGCTGATCTGAGATATTGGTTGAGCCAGTGAAAAGAGGATTTCCATCTGTATTTTCACCATACATAGCAGGGGGCGTAAACCCTAAGTTAGCGTACATAGCAGCAAGCCGTTGCTTAGACCTGTCATAGGTAGCGTCCAGGTTGGCTTTTCTCTCTGCTAAATATGCTTCAACGTCAAATTCTGGTTCTGGTTCTGGCTCCGGCTCCGGTGGGGGTGGGGGTGCTGCCTGTGCCATCCGCTTCTTATACGCCGCCTCAGCAAAAGGAGCGCCACCACCACCCTCGAAACTTGGGATGCCGCCTGGACCTAGGAGTTGACCACCATCTGGAGCTACGCCACCACCCTGTTGCCGGAGTAGTTGTGCTTCCTGAGGAGAGATATAGGAGAGCTGCTCCCCTTGATGTGTTCTCGGTATTGACTGTAAGCCGTTCATACTCCGCCTCCTACTCCTGTAAGGGTATTTTGTCCCGCTGGTGATGCTGGGAATTCCTCGTCATCGCGTCTCGTGCGCCTACCCTCATTCTGTAGGGCTTGCATAGCTTGACCATACCTAAAATTCCAGACCTCAAGTATGGAATAATTCTTTAAGAACATGTAGGCCTCTATCATACAAGCGAAGAATAAGGCATCAAAGCATTTCTCAGTAAAGAAGTTAGTCTCATTGCCTGCTGATAAGGTTGCTGGCTGAATTACGATGGCCACTTCTGCTGCATTTGTACTGCTGGGGCTGGGGGCAACGATCCAACGATCTCCCCCATAATTAGAATAATATTTAGGTACACCCACAGAAGTCCTGGTAGGCCAATAGTCTGCAATATATTCCTCGGTTCTAAATAAAAGCTTTATACGGCTTCCAGCATCAGTGACATAAAAATTCAGAGGTGCCAGCATATTGTCTGGCTTGGTTACAAAAGGGTCACCATAGGCTAGTGTAGTCTGGAAATGGCCTGCCATCTCAGGATGATCTAGCTCTCTGGATAAACGAGTTTCCGCCCTGTCAATAAAACTGGGGATAGCATCAGAAAATTCCTCTGAATCGTCTTCAGCAGTATCTTTGATTTGATTTTGTAATATTGTATAAGTTATAGCCATAGTTAGATATTACCACCCTTCTTAGTCAAACCCAAGCGAGACAGTAGTCCATGTTTCAGGTGTTACTCCGCCTACTGAAACCCACGTTTCTGCTGCTCCTGCTGCTACTGTTGTCCATGTTTCTGATGCCGCTGCTGTTACAGAAGACCATTGATCCAGGTAACGTCCTGTACTACTTACTTCCGCTGTTATTTGTGTTGCAAATGTCAACAGGTTGTTAAACACAAATGAGGCAGTATTGTTGTAAACAAAGTCTGCGCCTAAAATTAAAGGGGTATTAAATATTGCTTGTGCGCTAGTAATATCAGCTACACTGACTCCCAAGGTAACAGTATCGTATACCTCATATTTAGTTGTCTGCTGCTCGGCTAACGAAACATTAAAAGTTAAATTCGAAGTAAATGAGGCACCGCCAGTAATCTGATCATCGACTACAAGACCACCAAGAGCCAGATCAGCAGCATAAAAAATTTGGGGAGATACAGTCGGAATTGCTGTCCCTACGCCCAAAGCAAAGCTCGTATAGTAATAGCCGTCAGCAACTTTTAAAGCTTCTACGACAGTCCCTAAAGTTACTCTAACATTAGAAGTTAATTTAGAAGTATAGCTATCAGATGTAGATACACCTAAGGTTACTGTGTCGTTTATTTCATGTATTGCAGTTACACTATCAGCAACTGAAACCCCAAGAGATATTGAGGCATTAACTTCAATATCAGTTGTTTGCTCTTGATTTAATTGTGAGTCAAAAGTTAATCTATTATTAGATATAAAAGAAGCGGAATTTTCATATGTAAAACCGCTGCCTAAAGTAAGTCGAGCATAAGAATTTAGTTTAGAAGTATACGCATCAGAGGTAGATACCCCCAAGGTTACTGTGTCGTTTATCTCAAGTGTCGCAGTCTCACTATCAGCAACTGAAACACCTAAAGATATTGAGGTATTAAATGCATTGTAGCTTGTTTGCTCTTGACTTAATTGTGAGTCAAAAGTTAATCTGTTATTTGCTACAAAAGAAGTAGTATTTACATATGTAAAACCACTGTCTAAAGTAAATCGAACAGTTTGATTAACGGTTGGAGTATAGACATCAGAGGCAGATACCCCCAAGGTTACAAATGCTGTGACCCATGACCTATCGTATAGAAGTGTATTATATGGCCCTGATCCAAATCCAGTATAAGCTGCAGGCATCGGTCATTAGCTAGCGGAAGCAGTAAGAGTTAGATTTACGTTAATCACATCCCCGCTAATTACGGTTCTGATGGCTGTAAAATCCCCTGCTCCATATAGAACACCCAGGTTTCCAGCTACCGTCGTACCCGTAGTCAAGAATCCACCTGCCACACATGCCGAAGCAATAACAGAAAAGACAGCCGCAGTAGAAGTTACAACAGACTGCGAAGAAGCTGAAGCTAAAAGAGCCGTTGGACGTATGGCAGCCGAAGTTGAACCGCCAGCAGTACTGTAAGCAGTAATTTCAGTAAAGCCGTGGGTCGCCTGTGTATCACCAGCAGAAACAGTGCCCGTCGCTTTAAGAGCCACTTTCCAGGCCGCCGTATAACTTGAGCCCTTAAAATATTTCTGCAAAAGATCGTTCAGACCTTCGTTGACAACAAGATTATCATAGTCCTCTACCCATTTGAGTTTACCCTTGCTGTCGTAACAGGTCCAATCCCAATGGGTACCTACCTTAGTTTTTTGTTTCATTTTCCCGTCCTTAATTGTTTGTGTTTGTGGTCATTGAGGGAGTCCAAGAACTATCTCCTGTTGTCGCTAATACTACATCAGGTCTAGGGTTTTGCAAAGCTGGATTATCCTTGGTGTCTGGTGCCCGATTGAGCGGACTTGTTACCAAATTATAAACACCGTCAGATTCCCCTGGCCCAACTCGATACCCCGTTCCAGGCTCTCTTACTTGATCGTGATACTTAAAACGAAAGCTTGAGCGATCTGAAATAAACCATGAATATTTTCCTGCCGCCATTACAAGACCTTTAGGCGCGGAACAACTCGCATATCTACGCGCTCTCTGTCGGATTCTAAAGCAAGAAGTACCTTCTCAACATAGCTGGCCTTAAGGAAGTTAAGTTTCTGGGGATCAATACCAAATCTCTTATAGCCCAAATAGTAGGCTAGGCCACATGTGATGGCAGGAAGATAGCGATAGACCCAATCCACTTCTTGAAAACTTGCAGTAACATCCTCTAGGCGTCTTACTCCCCAATAGAGTATGGAGTCAGTGGTACCAGTCTCAGGAGCTGGCCAAACATAGAGAACAGGAATCTTCTGGCGATCTAGGGCAACTTGTGCTGTCCTACCCTGATTAGCCTTGTTTGGAATTATTAGGTACTCTTGCATGCTGACACGCTGCAACTGGGTATCTGTATTTACAGAGTTGCTCGTGCGCCTCAAGGCTACCTCAAGAATGTCTACAGTGTCAGCATCAAGGGTGTAGTTCTCCTGGGCTGCAACTAGAGATACGGTCTTTTGTTCCTGGGCAAAAAGAGGGACTCCCCGGTTCTGCATATCAATAAAAAGTAAGTTCAGACTACGGCGCGCGCTTACAGGATCATGCCCTAGCTGGGGTTCACCGCCAAGCATCTCATAAGCTTCCTCAATTATTTCATCTACAGGAGGAAAGAAAGCTGTAGTCCCTGATGTGGTGGGCATTAGTTGCTCCTAACAATAATAAGGGATTGGCCCTTTGGGACGCCCTACTTCAGCAGTCTTTTTACCATAGACACCGCCGCCTGGAACATTTACAGGCCCTGTGTTACTAGGTTTCGCTCCGGGCTTTTCAGTCATTTTCCCTGGTTTAGTTTTATATCCTTGTTTCATCATCGACTCCTCATTGCTTTGCCCCAACCACCAGAGGCTTGTCCAACTCCTCGTGGTTTTACCATTCCGCCTTTACTCTTCCTAACTACTTCTTGTTTGGCTACTTCTTTAGCCATTCGAGAGCCTACTTTACCTTCATCACCTCTAAACAAATCCTGTATGTCTTGAACTGCCTCCAGTAGGGCAGCACGGGGAGAATTTTTACCTAGAGGACTTCTTTTTTTAGTTTGTTCGCTGGATTGTGCTGCAGGTAAAGTTTGCTCAAAACCGTCCCTCAAAGATTTACTGGAATAATAAGATTTACCAGGAGAAACTTTTATTTTTTTCTTAGGCTTTTTAGCTTGCTTCTTTTTTTTATCAGCAGCCATCAACGCTTGGTGATCTGCACCATAGAATTTATTTGAATCTTTAGCCACTCACCTTACTCCTTAAGATTTCTTCTTCTTTTTAACAGCACCACCTGATTTGTATTTCTTTGGGCCCTTCATAACTTTTAGTGCCGCTGACGCTTTCCTTCTAGCTGCCATCACTTTTTGTCCTGCTGCTTTGACTCTTGCGTTTCCACTGCTGTCAGGTTTCCTCGCGTGAGAAGCTTTTATATCTCTGAGATTTATCATAGCTTTGGCGGTCGCAGCTTTAGCTTTCTTAAAATCCTGTACGCGCTTTCCGGTAGCCATATAGTTTGCGCCGCTCTTAGTAGCCATTCCTTGGTCTTTAGCCATTCACCTTACTCCTTAAGATTTCTTTTGGTTCCATAAGTCAAATATAGATTTAAACTTTTCGCTCGAATTCTCTTTTAGGCTATCAAGGTCTGCGCGAAGTTTAACAACCTGCGAGTATGTATCTCTTTTTATTATGTCACCCACATCTTTTTGCAGCTCCGACACATTACTTTTTAGCTTTACAAACATTACAACTACAGACAGTATGCCTAAGATTTGCGGCCAATAAGTTAATATTTGCTCGGCCATTATAGCTCCCCATGTCCGCCATCCTCCCACAAATCTTTTATCATCTTATAGTTTTCTTCAACTAGCTCTAGGCGATACTCAACCAAATCATAACTTTTATCTAAAGCATAAACAGTAGAGACAACCCAACCACTAAAGCCTATCATTGAGGCTATAAGTAGTGCTTGAATAGTTTTTACCATTTCTTGCAACTCCAATACCTTGCCGTCATTTTACTGGGGGGAGAAGAATCACAACGATGCCTTGCACGAAAACTTTTACGTCTTGCAGGAATACTCTTTTTAATTTTCATGTTAGGGTCTCCAAAGCGTACAAGACGAACCTTACTTCCTTGTTTAGCTAAGACAGCAAACTTCTTATTTTTACCAGGGGTTCTCTTGGGCTTATTGTAGCCTGAAAATTTTTCACCTCTATGGGTTATCATCTGTAACCACGCAAGAACAAGTACAGTCCTCACCACACCCTTGATCACAAGGGCAGTCTTCACAGGTACAATCTTTACAAGCGCAATTAGTCATAAAAGACAGTGGCGAAACCACCTGATGCAGGGGTAATTAGGTGCAATCCCCCACTGCTAGGCGCTTCGATTCCCATATCATGAATGAAGTGATCAACTGTATCTCCAGCCTTTACCATCACTTGAACCAGGGTAGTACCAGAGGCCGAACCATCTTTGAATGTATAAAGACCATCCGCAGCCCCATTATTGTACAAAACAAAGCTTTTCAGCCTAGTCCGCCTAGCTATAATGGTAGCATTGGTAGAAGCAGCGGTTGACACATAAGTAGAAAAAACTCGTGTAGTCACTCTTCCATCTCCTTAATAAAAAATACTCTGGAAAGTATAACAATAAAAGAGAGGACATGGAAATCCACGCCCCCTCTAATTATCGCTATTTAGTCAATCTTAGCTTGAACCGTTGGTGCCATAAACACCCCGCCAATCAGACCAACCGAAGCTGTATCGTTCACGAGCTTTGAACCGCAAGTTACCCGTATCGAAATCGGGTTCCATCTTGGTCCCAAGAGGAGAACGAACAAACATTTTGGTGCCATTAGGAACATCGGTCAAGATGAAGTAGGCATTAACATCAGTAAATCGACGATTCACATAATACCCATTCGGAATTAGACCCATGTTATTAACAGCATTAATGTCATTGTGGCCCGTACCAGTCTTACCGGGAGAATTTAGAATCCGCTCGGCTGTAAACTGGTTAGTTGGATCGATGTGCAAGGAAACCGCACCCGCACCAATAAGGATACCGCGATCATCTTTGGCCTTTTGGACCTGAATGAGAGCAGTCTCAAGATTGGTTTCCGACAAGTCAGCAGCCGCCAGGAGATTATCCTGATTGCCGTCTGAAATAGTCGGATGAGAGTTCGAACACATAGCTGCACCATCACCACCTGGAAATGCGGTGTTAAAAGCATTATTGTAGATGTTGGCACCCTTGGTCTGCTTCGTATTAGCCATAGCGCGAGCCAGGGCACGAGTACGAATTTTCGCAAAAGTGTCATACAAGTTATCTTCAAAAGCTTCTTCTGTGATGGCGTAAGCCAAGGCAACTGTCTCGTGTGTATAACGAGCAGTATAGTTTTCCTGAGCCGAGTCATACTGTACTGCCGCACCTTCACTTTTGGTGGGAGCAGAAGCAAAACCAGCCATGAGAACTTCTTCCTCAAAAGCGCGATCCGAATTTTCGGTTTCAAACAAGATGTCAGTTTCATTATCCACTGAACCATACTCAAGACCGAAGATTGCATTCAGGCCGGGAAGTAGTTGTTTCGCAATATCTGCGCGATTAATAGCCATTTTATACCCTCCCTATGCCACACATACGATAGCACGATTATCGATATGCTGAACAATGCGAACTTCTAACTGCGGAAATGCCCGATCTGCATCAGACTCATTGTCTGGAGCAGCCCAGTATCGAATGGGACGCAACTGAGCAGTGGCCGAAGTAGCCGTAGACGACTTCAGACCTTGACCACTAATACCTGTATTAGTAGAGCCAGTTCCCAGCGTTACTGAGTAGTTAAAAGAATTCATTGCACCAGCAGTAACCGAAGCATCTGCTTGTATGATGAATGTTGAACGAGAGTCATCGTCTACGAATGCATAAACATTCCCGTCACTTGAGCTAACACCACTTGGATAATACTTAGACCAAGTTGGCTGCTTAGATGCGGGGTCAACGTATCGACAACCCATAAAAACACCTACCGCATAGTCAGTTGTTGCTGCTACAGGGCAAATGGTACCGGCAGTAACCTTAACGAGATCGCCATGAAAGATAGCGCCGGAACGAGCGTTAGCGATGGGATATTCATTAAATCCCGTCGAATTTGCTCCAGCACCACGAACTCGTGAAGGATGAAAGCCGGATAGCTTCTTTGAGCTAGACATACTGTCACCTCCTTTAGTTGTTACAGAAGACTACGAATCGAATTGTGGTCTTCCTGTGGTTATTTTAGATCGTGACTGATTAGAAATAGGCAAACGAGAATCGCTGCTAGCCATCAGTTGTTGGTTCACGGCGTCCTCTTGTTCCTGCGTTTTTCGTTTAAAGTATTCTGTTCTAGAATTTACTTTGTCCGCCGGACATTGCATTAAAACTAAGTCACCTCTTATGATACAATCAGAAAAACGATCATCTGGTAGTGCTGTTACTGCGGCAGTTGCAAGCTCTTGGCACTCATCAGTTTTCACTGTGGTCCAGCCGAACTCCTCTTTCTTACGTAGGTTCATCCAATCAGTTTGTCCTTTGATCATATGACGAACCCACATAAGCGTTTTACCATCATCAAGAAATTTGTTCTTGACTTCAGTGGGAATTTTTAAAGGATTATAGTCTTCCTCATAAATCGGTCGATCTTGCTCTTGCCGTGTTCTTCCTGTCATCGCTTCCTCCACGCTATCCAATTACTGTGTAATCGTCACCGCTGGCCATTTTGGCTTTTTCAGCAGCATATCTATCAAGTGGTATACCAAGCTTTTTGGCAGTCGCAGCCTCAACTTGAGACAACTTAACCTTCTGGCCGGTTGCAGGTGTGCGTGATTGTCCTGCTACTACTTGTGCGGCTTTTGACGGAGCCGAATCGAACTTCTGAGGAAACTCTTTGCGAATACGCTTGTTCACTTCCTCATAATATTTTTCAGGCGAGTCTACAGGGTCAATTCCCTCTTCGCGTATTTCACCATCGATGGCATACGCTGCAGCCGTCATAACTTTGTTAGCCCCAAACCATTCATTTTCTTCAGCCCACTCTGAGGCTCTCGGGTCTGGTTTCTGCTGACGCTGTTGTGGCGCTCGCTGTTGTGGTACTTGTTCCTGTTGTTCTATATAGGCTTTGCGTACCTTCAATAGTTTTAAATCTGTGGCGGCATCGTTCATTGCTTCTTGAGCGTCAATGATAGCCGTTTTATTTCCTGCGTCAAAGGCGTCTTCAAAGTTTTTCTTTGCTAGATGTACCTTGTCGCCTAACAACTGTTCGTCAGAATTTAGGTTAGCGTTCTCAGCTGCTTTACCCTGTTGTACTAGGCTGCCCACTTGCCTACGCAAAACTTCAACTTCTGAGGCCAAGTCACTTGTAGTTTCTCTAGCCTCATTTCGCTGTCTGACTAGCTGCTTAATACGTTTTTGAGCGCCTGAGGCTTCCTTGTTTGGTGCCTCCTCTGGCTCAACTTCAAAATTTTGTTCAGTAGCTTCTGATACTACCTCTACTTCTTCAGCCATCTATATCTCCGTTGGTTGCGATTCCATACGATTAACGCTATATCAAAATCTAGCATAAGTGTCTATTATAACAAAATTTTATTTGTATACCTCTATAGGATGCTCCTACTTAAGTTGCCATTGAACAGGGGTTAAGCGACGTATGCTTTACCAGATCATTTTGAGTAGTTCTTGTCTTTGATAGCTGAGACTATTCCACTATAAATAGCTTCGAGTTCCGCTTTGGATTTGCCTTTCATTACTTCAGCCGACGCTTCTGTAATAATTTCCTGAATCTGTTTTTCTATTTGAGTAAGCCGCATATTCTGCTCTGCGTCGTCCGGCAAAGCACCTAGCTCTCCCAGAGGCCATTTGGTTCTAAAGTTTGAGTTCATTTCGATCCAAACATTCGCCAGCTTTGTATTATGCTCCAAGAAAGATATTCGCTCAGTTACATTGAAATAACCAGTAATTATAATTCCTACTGCAATTATAATAGTTATTAAATTACGCAGTGGAATTGCTATTACTGAACTATCACTCAAGTTATGATTTTGAGTCCTATTTTTACTCTTCATATTTCCACCCAAGCCAAAAAGAGCATTTTACATTTCTCTTTAAATTTTAAGCGACGTAGGCTTTACCAGCAGTCACGGCGTTCTCATAGGAAGTTTTATTGTTGCTCGATTCAAGGTACCAATCCTTGGCCGCTTGAATTTCTAGGTGGTCGGTATTGCGGGTGACCATCGCATCAACCCCTATAGAACCTTCAGGAATTTTATTAATAAAACTTGGGGGGTCCGCTACTATAGCATTAATTAAATTGACGCTGTCGTCCATAGCAGAAAAATGTGCAGCGATCTCTTCTTCTGTAGATATTTCCATTGTACCGACCTTTAATTATTTAATTTGGATTTGAGA